CACGGCGCAGGGTCGATTTGCCCGCACCTGATTCGCCCACGACTGCCATAAAGCCGCCGTGTTTTGCCGTTTGATACAACGCCTCACGCACATAACGAATATCTGATGTGGCGAAAACTTCATCAGCCGAACGAATATCGACGGAAAAAGGGTCAATCGGCAGTAAAAAATGTTTCTTAGTGGCTGGAAATAAAGCCTGTTTTGCGAGTAACATAATCTCGTCCTTAATCTCTTTTGTTGTTTTAAGGGCGGAAGCGGCAGGCTCGGTTGCCAAACTTTCCCCTGTCGCTTCCTTTTCTAATAGCGTTGCAAGCGGTTGGTTTATCCCAATCTTTTGCAAAGACGCTATTAAACTCTTCTCAAATGCCGCCCACTCCCGCACCCGTTGATTATGGTTTATCAACTGGGAAATGGTCGCAGGCGACACATTCATCATCTGTGCTAACTGCCTTAAGCTCACGCCTTTATCAATCAGCACCTGTTTTAACTTCAGCATAAAATGCTCCTTCAATCAGTCCCCCTCTTTTGTAAATAGGGGTAGGGGAGATTTTGGTGGTTAAGCGGCAAGCAATTTCAAATGCGAGGTTTTAGGCTCTGGTGTCACAAACTCCGCTTTAAAATCTTCAAACCCTAAGCTCAACAGCCGTTCCGCTTCAAGTGGCGGCACACCTTGCGGGTATCGGCCATTCACCCATTGATAACACTCACCGTTCCACAATTCACCCCAGCGCGCCTTGCCATTTTTGGCAAATTCCACCACCGACATCGGTTTTTGCTCCACCCGTCGGGCGTTGGTGGTGAGTTCGTGTTCTTGACCTTTTTTCGGCATATACCAATTCAAGTCCGTATTCTCAATGTGTTGATATGGATTGATCTCCCCATTAAATAATGGTGCGTTGGCTTTCTTCGCTCGTTTCAACTCATCTTCAGTTTCCACGCCGTAGGCAAGTTGTTCAGCCGCTTCCTTATTGGTTTCAAATGCCGTTTTGCGATGTGCCTTGTATTCTTCGCCAATCATTGCGGCATCCACTCTAAAGCCTAGCTCGTTGATTTCCACAGGTTCCAATACCACCCAGTAAGGTTTTAGGCTCATCGTGCCATCATCAGCAAAAACTTGCTCAAAGCACTGCACCTGCACACATTCAGGGCGATAAGGATTTTTGCCCACCGTGATTTTCTCGCCGATTTTCACATCAGGCACATCACGCACATCGTATCGGCGATTTTCAAAGCTGATTTCCAGCTTATCCGTCACCAAGCGTTCTGTGAGTGCAGTAATCATCAGCTCTTGGCAAATTTCACGGCTGGGCGGATAAATTAAATCCTTGGCGTGAATTTTCTGCCACGCAGAATAGCGGGTCATACCGTGGCGGCTATGCACCGCTTTGGCGTTGAAATACCGCATCCACTGGTGAGCAAGCTGATTGAGTTCAGCCAAGCCACTCACGTTCATAAACCGCAAACCGCTTTCAAATTGACGCTCTACAATATCGTTGCCTTTTTCCACTTGCCCTTTGGCTCGGGCATTGTGAGCTTTCGGCACTTCAATTTTTACGTCTAATTGATTCAGCAAATGGGTGAACATTTGCGAGGTATTAGCACTGCCTCGGTCGAACATCAAAATTTTCGGCACTCCAAAAAACGGCTCCGCAGGGCTGTCTTTTTTCTGAATAGCGTTAATAAAGGTTTCACTAATGTTTTCCGCCGTTTCACCGCCGTAAACATATTCCACATAAATCACACCGCTTGCGTGGTCGGTAATGACATAACGCCACACCCGTTGCGGTTCCACCTTTGCCACATTGGCAGGTTTGTTTTTGTAAAACTGTTCTGCCTCCATCACACACAACCCATTGCCTTTGCCTGTTTCTTTCAAGTAATACAGCACACACAAAGACGGGTCGATTTGCCAAACGTGGTTCGGGTGACGGCTTTGTAACTGCACCACAGGGGCTGGGCGTAACAGCTGGTCGGGGTGAAGATTGGCATTGCGTAACGCCCGCTCCACTGAGCTTGCCGAATAAGGGCGAATTTCGCCTGTTTTCTCGTCCACAAACTCCGCTTTCACTTTGTCATTGGCTCGCAATATGTCCAAAATCCGCTCCAATGTTGCCATCGTTTTGCCGTTCTTACGGCGTAAGTGCAACCACGCTGCACTAATCAGCTTCAACTCTTCCACATCCATTTGATGTTTCCCTTTATCCGACCGCACTTTGCGACCGCTTGCAGGTCGAAACGGTTTGATTTGCCGAAGAAAGGTGGCACGGCTTAAGCCTGTTTTGCTGCAACCTTCTTCAATAATTTTTTCCTTCTCGCCAAAGCCTGCTTTCTCCACACGCTCGGCATATTGGGCGAGAACGCTCGGTAGTATTGCCATTGCATTTCCTTAACCCACCACTTCTGCATCTTGGATGTTGTTGTCTTGTTCAATTTCATCTAAAATGCTGGTTACACTTTCATCTAACGGCTCGCCATCAGGGTTGTAATCATCACGTGCCCATTCTGGCAACGCCTCACCGCTTGGCGTATCGTCTAGCCCAAAGCGTTCTTTCAACTCCGACAAAATCAACTGATACTCGGCAAGCACACCGCTCATAAATTGCTTATGGTCAACGCCTGCTTCCTGTGTGTGGGCGGTTAGGGCTTCAAAGGCTTGGAACACCTGCCCACGTAGCACCGCTTCTGCTTTATAAGAAATCGCAGCCGCTTCTTCGCGTAACGCCCCACCACGTTGTTCAGGTGTTTGGGTTTCAATCGCTTTGGTTTTCTTCGCTAGTTCTAAATCAAGGTGGTTAATGCGGTCATTTTTCGCCGCAATCATCTTCGCCTGCGCTTCATAATCGTCCGACTTGCGTTTCAGTTGGGCTTGCAGGGCTTCTTTTTCCTTGGCGTGTTTTGCGGTTAAATCTTCGATTTTCTCAATCAAATCTTCTTTATCTGTCGCCTCCGAATAATCTGCCTCCACAATCTCCGCGCGGGCTTCTTCAGGCAACTGGCGAAGTTTTCGCATTTCACGGTAGCCTAAGCCGAGCCGTTGGGAGGTTTCGAGGAAGTCTTCGCCAAGTTTGTAAAGGTTAGAAATGTCTTCATCAATTTTTTGGCGACTAAAACCTAAAGCACTGCAAAAATCGTCCCAAGTGCTAACCTGTCGGCGGTTTCCGCTAATGTCTAACATCTCTAAACCCTTATATTTCTTAGCTTCTTTAAATTCTGCTAATACTTTAATGTGCTGACACGTCGTCAGTTTTCGGTGGAAATCACTCATCTTGATCATTCCGAGCATTTCATAAGCATCTGCCATTTCCGCTGTCATCGCTTGAGCCGCCATTACCACCGCATCTTGTTGTTCACTTAATCTTAAGTCTGTCATCGCTTACTCCTAAAAACCACCAGTTGCCACACGGTGGCGCATTTCATTAAATCGTTCATTCACTGCCTGCATATCCTGCTCATAGCACACCGCAAGGTTGAGCAGGGCAAAACTGAGCGTCCAGTTGCCGGTGGGCAATTTGCGCAAAAAGCCCTCACTTTCCAACAAAGCTGTCGCACGGGTGATATTCACCGGCGTTTCATCAATCGCCTCGCACAACTCTTTATTGCTTAAGCCATCCAACGTTCGCCCCTTCAGGGCTTTTAAAATTCGCAATGCACGCTGCGTACCATTAATTTTTTCTTTCATTGTAAAAATCCTTTCTCTTTCAATCGTGCCACTGCATTCGGATCACGCATAAAAGCAGGCGTGGATAAATCAATTTGGGTAATTGGGTCAATTACTTTGTAACCTTGTTTTCTGAGTAGGTAACTCATTAGTCTGTTTAACAGTTTCATCTTGTTCTCCTATTGTTTTCTAAAATAAAGAGCGGTTAGATTTTTCGCTGTTTTTTCCAAATTGTTAAAGAGCAGGTTGCGTGATTAAGCCGCCGCTTTGTGGTCTGGGTTAGGCTTTAAGCCCAACAACACCGCCGTTTTATGGGCTTCGCCCCAAGTGCCTTTCAGCTGTCCGCGTAGTAAGTCGGAAATCGCTTGCTGGTCAATGCCAAAATGTCTTGCCCATTCACTGCGGTTAATACCGTGGCGGATAAAATACGCCTTCGCACTCTCTCGCGTTTGTGGATACGGCAAGGGATGAAATACCTTGTTTGTCATTTCTTCTCCGTGTTGTTTTGTGGTAAATTATGGCAATCAATTTTTATTTGCTAAGGAACAAAAATGGAAAATCAAATTGCCGAATTAAAAAACGAAATTGAATACTTAAAAGATCAACTTACAGCTCATCAGCTGGTATTAGCGCTTTTACTTCGCCCTACCGAAACAGGGAACATCAAAAGCGATTTACAGAATTTTGTTAATAAGCTCGCTTTGACCGCTGCTCCAAAACCCGAACAAGCAAAGCTTCTAGTTCATCTTGAGAGATTGTTGAATCTTGTTGATGAACAGTCTCCCGAATAACCTTCGCTACCGCAGGTTTACGCAAAAAATAAATCAATAAACGGCTGAACATAAACGCCTCCTTCTTTCTGTTGCTTTATGGTTCGTTTGTTGTCGTTGTGGTATAATTATGAACATTCGTTCTTATTGAATCAAGAGAAATTTGGAACAAATGAGTATAAATGGTCGTGTTTGCTTAATTATTGAACATTTTGGTGGGAGTATTACGAAGTTTTCGGAACGTTCGGGTATCAATTATCGTTCTGTTCAGAATTATATGCGTGGAGACAGAGAACCTAATTCAGATGCTTATTTGAAATTCGCACAATTGGGTATAAATATTAACTGGCTCTTAACAGGTGATGGCGAAATGTTTATTGGCGGCACGCCTGAAAGCATCTTAACCCAACAAGAACAAGCCCTGCTTGAAGACTACCGCGAAAGCAACGAGCAAGGCAAAGAAGCCATAGAGAAAACCGCAAGTGCTTTGGCGGCGAAAATCAACCCACAGCACCGTTCTCACACCACGATGAATATCGGCAACGTAGAACAACAAAACAACATCGAACACCTTGCAGGCGGCATTCATTTTAATAAAGGAAAATAAATGGACGTAAATATCAACAAGGTAGAACAGCTTAACAACATCAATGAAGCCCACTTTCATCAAACTGAAAAAGCGATTGATAAAAACAGCCCACACATCGTGATTTGCCCACAGTGCGGTGGCGAAAGCTACCGTTTCAATGAATACTGCTACAACGGTAAATGCACCTTTGGGATTAAGCAGTATTTTGACTATCAAGAATGGTACGAAAAAGAACAACACCGCAAAGCCTTATTGCAAAAGAAAAGCCAAAGATTGGTGATATTCACACTGGTGGGGTTTGTAACCTGTTTACTCGGGCTATATTTAGGCAGCCTGCACCCTGTGGGTTATTTAGTGTTTTTTGTCGCAGGTTATTTGGCGTTGGTCTTTAATAAAGCAGGGCAACACGTGGAAAAAGAAATTAAAGAGATTGGAACCGAGGAATACAAATGACGACTGAACAACAAAAGAAATCCGAAATTACGGAATTAAAAAATCAAAGTGAGCAATATGATGATCCTATTGAATTATCAAAAAATAATTTACTTGTAATCGTTTTTGCCAAGACTAAAAGTCCTTATTTTAAAATGGCATTATCTATTGCCACAGGAGCTTTTAAATTCTCATCTTATGAGTTAGACAAAGATATAATTTACACTTGTACTTTCGATAAAACGCCTGAACAAGCTGCTAGAGCTCTTTTATTACTACGTTACGTTGATGGTTGGACAACAAAACAAATTTTTGTTGCTGGAAAACTATATACTGGTTCTGGCTATTATAGCTTAGGCTCTATATTAGAATGCTATCAAAATGCCTGCCAATGCTTAAATGCAAAGTCACATTGTTTATCTTTAACTAACAGATTGTTCAGAGATGTTTACTATTCTCAAGGATTATCCTTATCTATTTTCTCTGATGAAAAAACAAAGCAGAAAGAAACTCAATATGTCATTCCTTGCAAAAAATTAGAAAATCGCCCAATAGAGCGAGGAGAACACTTTGGTTCTTGGAAAGAACAAATTCAGGCATTGGCTGTTGAAAACAATGTTGACTGGTGTCCAATGTTTAATTTGGATTATTTCAGACAATATGAGTAAAGTTACAACAATGCGATATGAGCTGTTTCAACCGCGACAAAGACGGCGTGCCTTGTGAAAGTATTTGTGGTGGGAAGAAAAAGAAATAGTGGAGAGTATAATAGATGAGTAAAACAGCACCATCAGAATTAGAACGATTAAAAAGTAGAAAAAAGAATAAGGAATTGATGAATAATATCTATGCTGAAAAAGTAAATAGCTATGTTGTCCATTATTCATGTGAGTCTTTTTATGATGAAGATAAACAGGCATTTAGAACAGGAAGAGTTACTTCAATAGGCTTGAGAAATTTAGAAGATGCTCAAACGCATTATTGGTCAATTTGGTTATCCGCAGAAGTTAAGAAAAAAGAAGACAAAATAGACTCATCATTGGATGAGTTAGAAAAAGATGTTCTTGACAGTTATTTCGGTTTTATAAAAAACAACTCTAGAGCTCATTATATCCATTGGAATATGAGGGACATTAATTACGGTTTCCAAGCTTTAGAACACCGCTATCGCGTTTTAGGAGGTGATCCAGTTACTATCTCGGATGATAAAAAATTTGATCTAGCTAGAGTATTAGTGTCACTATACGGAAGAAATTATGCAAGCCATAAATATACCGACCACAATGGGAAAGAACACCATGGAAGAATGATGGTTCTTGCTGCAATGAACAATGTCGCAACTAAAGATGCAATGGAAGGAGTTAAAGAAGCGGAAGCATTTAAAGGAAAAAATTATAAAGCGTTACATATGTCAACTTTACGAAAGTTAGATATGTTAGCTAATTTTTTTGACCGAGCACATGCAAATACCCTAAAAAATAATGGAACATTTAGAGAAAAATATGGATTTCATTGGTCTGTAGTTCCTGAGTTAATAAAAGCTCACCCATTATATTCATTCTTTATTGTTATAACTGCTATTTTAGGGGTAATAGTAAAATTTACTAGTTTTCTAGAACTCTTTAAATCAGTTTAAAAGCCCACCTCCCCATAGCTTTGTATCATCAAGGCTATGAACACAAATACGATACTTTCAACCCACTGGCAATTAGCACCAACCGAAAACCAAGCGGTGCAAGGCATTGATGATATTCATCAGTGCATTGCTAACATTCTCAACACGCTCAAAGGCACCGATGTGCTTCGCCCCGAATTTGGCTCCGACCACTTTCGCTACATCGACTACCCCGAAGATATCGCCCTGCCCAATATGGTACGTGAAATCACGCTTGCCCTGCAAAAATGGGAGCCTCGCATTGAGGTTGATCATATCGCCATTGATGGACAGGCTCCGCATTTTGAACTGACAATTTATTGGGCGTTAGTGGATGAAGTGTATCGGGAGATTTATCAAACCATTCTCGCAATGTAGGAACCGCAATGAAAAAAGAAGACGTAAAAATTGTGTCTGACGACATCAAGCAAATTTTAGCCGATACCATTGCCGACTACGAGCAACGCACAGGTAAAACCTTGCAACCTGCCCATATTGAACGGTCGATTATTCAATCTTACGCCTACCGCGAAATGTTAGTGCGACAAGGTATTAACCGCGCCTTTTTGCAAACCTTTCCGCAATTTGCCACAGGACTTGCTTTAGATTTATGTGGTGAGCCGATGGGCTGTTATCGCTTATCTGACCAAGCAGCAGACGTCACGTTGCGATTTAGTATCGCAGGGTCTCATTCGGCAATCGTGATTCCGCAAGGCACGTTGGTTGCCGCGACTGATAGCTTGCTCTTTGCCACTCAAACAGAAGTGCGGATAAATCCAACCGAGCAATATGTGGATGTTTCAGCCCTTTGCCAAACCACAGGCGAAAGCGGCAACGGCTGGCAAATCGGTCAAATCAAAACGCTCAAAAGCGAACTGCCAGCCGATGTAACCGTCTCCAATATTGATGTGTCTGCAAATGGTATAGGTACTGAAAGCGATGATGACTACCGCAAGCGGATTTTGCTCGCCCCTGAAGCGTTCACTACTTGTGGTTCGGTTGCCGCTTATGAATATCACACTCGTAGCGTGTCGCAAGTGATTTCCGATGTGGCGATTTCCACACCACAAGGCGGCACGGTAAAAGTGACAGTGCTGACCAAATATGGGCTACCATCAGCAATTCTGCAGGAAAAAATTCGCCAATACATTAGCGGTGAAAAACGCCGCCCACTTTGCGATAGCGTGGTGGTTGCTGCCCCTGTGCGAAAAAGTTATCGCATCGTGGCGAATTTAGATTTACTGGCAACCTATGCGGAAAATGAAGTCAAAGCCCGAGCAGAAACGGCGTTGCGAACCTATCTTTCTTCCCGTACGCAAAAATTGGGCTTAGATATTGTGCCGCTGGATATGCAAAAAGTCCTGCAAGTGGAGGGCGTGTATAACGTGCATTTAGTCAGCCCGACATTAACTGAAATCATGCAAGAGCAATGGGCGGAATGCGAAAGCATCACTATCAACATCAACGCAGGGCGAAAAGATGGCTAAATTGCAATACCCGAGCATTATCGAAACGTCCGAAAAATTCACCACACTTGCCGACCTTGGCAAGCGGTTAAATCAGCTGGATAAATCGCAAATTATGACCAGCTTTGTGGATTTAGTCCCTGTGGCATTTTTGGAACTGCTTGCCGAAAAATGGAGTGTAACAGGTTATGACGGCTGGTTGCTTGCTGAAAGTGTAGAAGCCAAACGGAAACTCATCAAGCGAGCCGTTGAACTGCACCGCTACAAAGGCACACCGTGGGCAATGCGAGAAATTATTCGCCAGCTGGGCTTTGGCGAAGTGGAAATTATTGAAGGCTTGTTTGACAAACGTCGCGACGGTTCATTTATCCGAGATGGCACTTACTACCACGGCGACCGTTTAAAATGGGCGCATTACCGTGTGATTTTACAACAAGCCATCACCAACGACCAAGCCGATTTACTGCGTAAGACCTTGCGTGTATTTGCGCCAGCTCGCTGTGTGTTGGCAAGTTTAGACTACCGACAAGCCGCATTACGCCACAACGGGCTTGCAATACGTAACGGCAGATTTAACCGAGGCACCGCTTAATTATCAAAAGGAAAACCCATGGCAAATTTAGACCTTACTCGACAATGGGCTGAAAATATCTATCAGCTTGAAACCACCGACCCCGTAATGGGTGGACCCGATGGCGTGGACAACCGCCAAGCGAAAGAGCTGGGAGCGAGAACCAACTGGCTAAAAGACCAAGTGGACGACATCAACCGAGACCGCACAGGCTACGCCCCAAAAGCCAATCCTGCATTCACTGGCGTCCCCACAGCCCCTACTGCCACCCCAAACACCAACAATACCCAAATTGCGACGACAGCATTTGTAAAAACCGCAATCGCCGCATTGGTGGGATCTGCACCTGCTGCCTTGGACACGTTGGAAGAATTAGCCCGCGCGTTAGCAGGCGATGCAAACTTAAAAGCGACGTTGCTTGCTGAAATCGGGAAAAAAGCCAACGCCAGTGATTTTAATGCCTTACATGATTTATTTATTGGTATCCCTATTCCTTATCCGCTCTCTACCGTCCCAACAGGTTGCTTAGCCATGAACGGACAGCGGTTTGATACTCGTCGTTATCCAAAATTGGCACAGAAATATCCGTCAGGGCAACTACCAGACATGCGCGGTGAATTTATCCGAGGATGGGATAATGGGCGAGGGGTAGATGCAGGTCGTGAATTGTTGTCGGTTCAACTTGGCTCTCCAATTGTCCAAGAATCTCATTCCGTAAATAACGTTGTGTCTATGTCTGGGAATAACCTTAAGCAAATTGGATTTGATGAATCAAAATTGGGCGAAACACCGAATATAACCGTAAAAATGACTACGGCAGAACCTGGAAATAGAGCTAACAATTGGCACGCTGCACCTGGTACTTATTCAAATCTTGGAGTAAATATTCAATATATGGGAAGAACCCGCCCACGCAACATCGCCTATCACTATATCTGCCTAGCCGCATAAGGAGTACAACATGACCGTAACATTTAATCAAGACGGCTTTGCCGAAGCCAGTGGTGAAATCACCGTTTACTGCACAGACAACAACGGCATTTACAGCCACAGCACAACCGAATATGTGAGCGAAGGCGGTAGCCTTGCCGCAGGCAGTTATTTAGATGTGCCACCACAACCGAGTTGGCAATATCAATCCGACCATCGGGGCACATATTACAGCAAAGAAACAGGCGAAAAAATAGAACATACCGCACTAGGTGAATTGTCCGAAAATTTAACTGCAATTGCGCCACTTGCTGAACCATGCAAATGGAACGGTACAGCATGGGTAAAAGATGAAGCGAAAATTGCTGATAATTTTACAAAAAACCAAACTCGCCTTATCGCCAACATAGATGAGCACGCAGCCGCAATCTACAGCACATGGACTCGATTTGAATCGGAGTATCGCGAACGCCAAGCGGCGGCAGAAGCGTATAAAGCCGCAAATTATGAAGGCGAGTGCAGA